AAACTGTAGACCAAAATTTACTTCAGTTAGCTGTTGTAGGTGCAAACGCATCAGCAACACTTACTGGTGGAGATGCAGGTACAGTTATAATTGATGCTGACGCAAACACAAATGCAACATCTTTAATCGCATCTTTATTTGAATGTATTCAAAAATTAGATGAGAATGATGTTCCTTCAACTGACAGATACATTGTTGTAAACCCTGATATTTATTATCAGTTAGCGAACAATGATAAACTGTTAAACAGAGACTTTTCAACACTTAATGGTGATTTTGGAAAAGGAACTGTTGTATCAATCGGTGGAGTTCCAGTTATCAAATCAAACACTGTTTCAAGTGCTTTTGCTGATAATTCTTCACAGGTTTCTGGTACAAACAACACTTACCACATAGACGCACAAAATTATGTGGCAGTTTGTTTCCATAAATCTGCGATTGGAACAGTTAAGCTGAAAGATTTAGTTGTTGAGACAACTTATGATGCTCGTAGGTTGGGCAGTCTGATTACAGGAAGAATGGCTATTGGGTCATCAATCCTAAGACCAGAAAGTTGCACAGCAGTTAAAACTTCGTAATATTTTATTACGACTTGTACTGGCGAGGGAGACTTCGCCAGTGCTTTAATTATAGGAGATAAAAATAATGATGTGTTGGTTTTGTAAATTAAGAATAAAACTTAAAAAGAAAATAAATGAATTTTGGGATAGTTTTTTACCATAATGACTATACAAACTAGAACAACCGAACTTGAAGCTGTTAATACAGTTCTTTCAACAATCGGAGAAGCACCTTTATCAACTTTATCAGGTGCATTGCCTGTAGATGGAACAATGGCAAAAAATGTTCTAAATGAAATTAATAGAGAAGTACAAAGTATGGGTTGGCATTTTAATACTCATCATAAAGCAAGTTTAAGTAAAGATACTAATAATAAAATTCCAATAGCTACTAATGTATTAAGAGTAGAATTAAATCCATATAAATATTCAAAAACAGATTATGATATAGTTCAAAGAAATAACTATTTATATAATCTTGCTACAAATAGTGATAGTTTTACGAAAGATTTTACTGAAGCTACATTAATATATTTATTAGATTTTGCTGATATACCTGAACAAGCAAAAAGATATATCACAGTAAGAAGTGCAAGAGTATTCCATGACAGAACTTTAGGTGCAAATACACTACATAAATTTTCTTTAGAAGATGAACAAAAATCTTTAGCAGTTCTAAGACAAGCTGAAATGCAAACAGGAGATTTTACAGTATTTGACAGTCCTGAACAGGTTTACACTGTAGGAAGAAATAAGACACACTGGTGGTACTAAATGCCTTTAATAAATAGAGTAATTCCTAATTTAGTACAAGGTGTCTCACAACAACCAGAGGTTCTTAGATTACCCAGTCAGGCATCAGTTCAAGAAAATGGTTTTAGTTCTGTTGTAGAGGGATTAAAAAAAAGACCTAATACATCTCACATTGCAAAAATTTCAACATCAACTTTAGCTAATGCGTATGTTCATGCGATTAATAGAGATGCAAGTGAAAGATATATAATTACTATTAGTAGTGGTGCTATAAAAGTATTTACAACAGCAGGAGTAGAAAAAACTGTAGTTAATCAATCTAATGCTACAACCTACATAACTTCTTCAAATCCTAAACAAGATTTTGTAGCAATGACTGTTGCTGATTTTACTTTTATTTTAAATAAACAAAAAACTACTGCAATGTCAGGTACAACAAGTCCTGCAAAAATAGAACAAGCAGTTTATTCAGTATTACAAGGTGTGAATGATACAAAATATTCAGTGACGATTGATGGAAGTACATATAATTTTACTTCAAGCAATACAAACACTGAAAGTATCAGAGATGGATTATTTAGTGCAGTTGGTTCGCCAACAAATATTACATGCACAAAAATTGGAAATTCCAGTTTTTCAATAGTCAAATCCACAGGAACATTAACAGTAAGTGCTTCTGATGGTTATGGTGATGATGCTTCTCAAATAGTTGCAGACACAGTACAAACATTTTCAGATTTACCAAGTCCTGCAATTAATAATATGGTTGTAGAAGTCACTGGTGATAACTCAAATAATTTTGATAATTATTATGTAAAATATGATAGTAGCAAAGATGCGTGGACTGAAACAGTTGCACCTGCAATAGCTACAACATTAGATAATACGACAATGCCACATGTTCTAATAAGAACAGCAGATGGTAATTTTAGATTTACCCAAGTAGATG